ACAACGTGCCGGATGAAACCGTCTTACAGAAATACAAGACGCTTCAAGGGATGTACAACGCCGAGGTTCCGCGTCTGCACCAGCAGAATCGTGAACTGGTAGGCCGCCTACAGAATCTGGAACAATTGATTGCATCGATGTCTGCTACACCGCAGCCTTCGGCCGCACCTCCGTCAGTTGAGAAACTGGTGTCTGACAAAGAGGTTGAGGAATACGGTGAGTCGATCGATGTCATGCGCAAAGTCAGTCGGGAGGAGTTGACGCCCGTTGCCCAGCGTCTGGCCAAGATCGAAGCAGTACTGCAGCAACTTCAGGCCAACGTAGTACCGCAGGTTCAGGCGGTGGCACAGAAGCAGCAGATGACATCGGAGCAGAAGTTCTGGTCTGATCTTGCGACCGCAGTGCCAAATTGGCGGCAGGTCAACGACAACGAGTCATTCCAATCATGGCTCTTGGAGGCTGATCCGCTGACTGGCATTACTCGCCAGACGTACCTTGAAGACGCGCAGCGTTCGCTGGATGCGCCGCGTGTGTCCAATTTCTTCCGCACTTGGCTTGAGGCTTCTGGACAAGCCGCAGTTGCTCAATCCGCCGGTTCTGTAAATGCTGCTGCATCTGAGTTGGAAAAGCAGGTAACTCCGGGGCGCTCACGCGCTGCGGGCGCACCGTCGCCAACCACCACAGCAAAAACTTATGCCCCGAATGACATCCAAAAATTCTTTAACGATGTTCGTGCGGGTAAATATAAGGGCAGAGAGCAGGAGCGGGATCGTATCGAACGCGACATTTTCGCCGCACAGCGAGAAGGTCGTATTGTTGCTAACGCCTGATTAGAGGAGTTTTATCATGTCTTATCCCAACTCGCCCGGCAAACCGAATTACAGCGGTAACTTTATCCCTGAGATTTGGTCCGGTAAACTGATCGAGAACTTCTACGACGCCACCGTGCTCGCAGCAATCTCGAACACCGACTACGAAGGCGAAATTCGCCAGTACGGCGATACCGTCAATATCCGCACCACTCCGGAAATCACCATCCGTGAGTACGTCAAGGGCCAAACCCTGACCGTGGAGAACCCGGACAAGCCGAAGATTCAACTGCTGATCGACAAGGGCGAGTACTTCGCTTGCGTCGAGGACGACGTGGACAAGGTTCAGTCGGACATCAACCTGATGGATACTTGGTCGAAAGACGCTTCTGAGCGTATGAAGATCAAGATCGATCAGCGCGTTCTGACCGACATCCTGCCCGGCATCGCTGCTACCAACAAGGGCGCTACCGCAGGTGAGCAGTCTGGTTCGTTCAATCTGGGCACCAGCGGCGCACCGCTGACCGTGACCAAGGACGGCGCAACTAGCACCACCGCTGTGGTTGACCTGATCGTCGACATGGGCACCGTTCTGGATGAGGCTAACGCCCCTGAGTCGGATCGCTTCATCGTGATCCCGGCCAAGATGGCTAACCTGATCAAGAAGTCGGAACTGAAAGACGCTTCGCTGTCTGGCGATAGCATGTCGGTTCTGCGTAACGGTCGTCTGGGTATGATCGATCGCTTCACGATCTACGTCAGCCACAACCTGAACGTGTCGTCGGGCAAGTACAGCATCATCGCTGGTCACAAGATGGGCTTTACCTTCGCTTCGCAGATGACCAACATGGAAACCATCCGTTCTGAGTCCACCTTCGGCAACATCATCCGTGGTCTGCAGGTCTATGGTTACAAGGTCACCAAGGGCGAGGCACTGGCTCAAGCTGTTATCCAGTTCGCTTAATCGACACTTAGGAGGATTTAATCATGGCTGCATATACCGACACCCTTGGCTTTAACAAGGGCACTGCCGCGTACCCGGCAAATAACCACGATGTTAACAAGTTCGAGGTAGAACTGGACTTCGCTGCTATCGTTGCTGCTCGTTCGGCTGCTGGTGCTACTGCATTGGCTGCTGGCGATACGTTGCAAGTGATCAGTCTCCCGGCTGGTTCGATCGTTCTCTCCGCTGGTCTGATGGTGACTTCGGCTGAGACGACTAACACCACGGCTACGTTCGATCTGGGCTACACCGGTGGTTCTCCTGCTGCTGCAAATGCTTACGCAAATGACGCAGCCTCGAACGCAACTGGCCTCAAAGCCGCTGATCTTGCAAATCCGACCGTCGTTGCGTCGGCAGATACTATCGATCTGCTGATCAACACTGCAGTTCCGACGGATTGCATCGTCAAGGCGTTTGCGGTTGTCATCAACGCAAACTAAGCTGATGGGGGCTTCGGCCCCCAGCTTTTGAGGAGATTGTTATGGGTCTTTATACCGGCATAGCACAAGATAATGTCACTATTAATAGTGGCACTATCAATGCGACCAATCTCTCTGTAGCAAATAACATCAAGTCTACTGCCCCAGTTATTAAGACTGCGGCGTTTACTCTTGGCGCTACGGAGAATTACGTTGTCTGTAATGGCTCTGCATCGATCACTGTTACGTTACCGACTGCTTCGGCAAATACGGGTCGTTCCGTGACGATCAAAACCATTGCTGCATACACTGTTGTTTCCGCTTCATCTAACGTGAAGCCTATCGATTCCAACACCGCTGGCACGGCGATTCTTGCTGCCACGGCTGGTAAATGGGCTACGTTGGTATGCGACGGTACCAACTGGGTAGTTATGGCCACTGGCTAATAGGATGGGGCTTCGGCCCCTCCTCTTTATAGGATTCTGTTATGCCTACCAATCTGACTGGCAACTCGATTGCCGACACATACGACCAGCTACTGCATGTGAACGACGGGCCCGAGGCGACTGAGAAGGTCGTCTATAGTGGCACTGGTGTAGCTACTGCATTGAAGCTCGGTACGCAGTCAGCGTCGGTAGATAACATTAAGTTTGACGGCAACACCATTTCGACGACAGATACGAATGGCGATCTGACACTTTCACCAAACGGTACCGGCGAGGTCAATATCGACAACCTCGCAATCAGTGGTAACACTATATCTAGCACTGATACGGATGGCGACATCATTCTTGCCCCCAACGGTACTGGTACGGTCAACATCGACAAAGCAAATATTACTGGCGGATCAATTGGCGGTGCGGTGTCGTTCGCTGGCGGCTCATTCTCTGGCATGACGCTGGTATCAGGAACGACTATCACCGGCACCACGACTACCAACGGCGGTAACTTGCGTCTGACTGGTAATACACTGAGCAGCACAAACAGTAACGGGAATATAACCATCGCCCCAGACGGTACCGGCGAGATCGTCATGACCAAGCCAATGGGCTATGGTGGCTCAGGTACTGGTGGTACGGTTACCCAGCTTACGAGTCGTACAACGTCTGTGACGCTTAATAAATTGTGTGGGCAGATAACTCTTTTTGCTGGATCAATCGCTGGTCTGTCGTCGCAAGAATTCTCATTGTCCAATAGTTTCATCGACGCTACTGATGTGGTGTTGGTCAGTTTTGCATCCGGGCTTACTACAGCGCAGTACGATGTAACAGTAACTCAGACTGACGTCGGCTCCTGCAAGATTGCGATCCATAACGTCAACAACTCCGCGACCGGTACTGATACGCCGGTAATTAACTTCATCGTTATAAAAGCAGTCAACGCATAGGAGTAATCATGGCTAAGACCCCAGCGTGGCAACGCAAGGAAGGGCAGGACCCGAAAGGCGGATTGAACGCAAAGGGTCGTGCGTCATATAACAAGGCGACCGGCGGTAATCTGAAGCCTCCGCAGCCTGAAGGTGGTCCGCGTAAGAAATCATTTTGCGCCCGGATGGAAGGGATGCGTAAGAAACTGACTTCTGCCAAGACTGCGAACGACCCGAACAGCCGGATCAATAAATCTTTGAGGGCTTGGAAATGCTGAAGAAACCTGTATGGGAGAAGCCGCGCCCAAAGAATCTTGGTCCATCCAAGAAGCTAACACCGGCGCAAAAGACTAAGGCGAAGACTATGGCTGCCAAAGCAGGGCGGCCATACCCGAACCTTGTGGACAACATGAGAGCCGCGAAGGGGAAATGATATGGCTAAGCGTGTTTTCCACCAGCTAGTATAAATGCCGCTAGACGAGGATGTTTACTAGCATGACAAACTCTACACAATACTTGTATATTAGTTGGGTCAGCCCGAAGCGCTGGTGCTGCGCTATGCGATTTTATATGGTGTCCCTGCAAATCCTCTACACTATTACAATCCTCGCACTTACCACGTTCTGCAATCATTTGCGATATAGCTTTTCTACTAGCATATGTTCGCGTACTAGAGCCACCGTTCCATTTAGGATGATTAACCCCCCGCATAGACCTACCCCTAACAATGGCCATACAGGTAATAGAGCAGTACTCCCCAGTACCACCGTTACCTTTTCTAACCTTAAATTGTTTACTACATTCTTTACATATACGATCAAAAATAACTTTCGGTTTGCGGGGTTTTATTTTTTCCGCGCATTCCCGCGAGCAGGAGTGGGTGTTATTTCTAATGTGTGCGTTCGGGCGGGTAAATTCTATGGCGCACACTGGGCATATAAGCGTAGTACTACCACGGGTAGAGACTTTTCTCTGGGAGTTTGACATGGCTAAATCCGCAAATTGGATACAAGGCGCTATTAAACCACAAAATGTAGGTGCCCTGCGTAAGACTATGGGTGTGAAGAAAGGCGAAAAGATTCCGACTGAGAAGTTGGCAAAGGCAGCAAAGATGCCGGGTAAAACCGGTCAACGTGCACGACTGGCACAGACACTCCGCAAACTGGGGAAATAACAATGAGCAAAATGTACATTCGTGTAAGGAAAGACGGTTTTATCTATGACTACAACGACATTCTGGCGCGTAATCCGGAATGCGAAGTAATCACAGAGGAGCAAGCGTACCCAGAACGCTTTGTTCAGCCGGAGGTTATTGAGAAGGTGAAGGCCGAACGCAAGAAACGCGGCTCTGCTCTTGATCTGACAACTGCTGACATTCCTGAGCCGCCG